AGGATTGGTATTAATCAGAAAGGCTCCGCTAGGTTCATACATCTTGATAGAGCTGAGGAGACTATGACCTCCCCGGCTATTTGGACTTACTGACTTAGATTACAGGTAGCGATTAACAGCATCCATCTCGGTTTTGATATCGGCATGGATGCTTTTTATTGTGCGTCGTACAGTGTTCATGGCTGCATTAACAAACAACCAATCCTCAGGTTTAAAGATGTCGGCTACCCTCTTATTGGGGGTGTCTATAATTTCTGTCATGAGTAGGCCATCTACTAAGACGAGTTTGAATCCTACAAGTACAGCCTCTTTAGAGTTCTTTTTAGCCTTCATGGCATGTCCTTATCAATAGTTACTTTAAATCTTAGTCCCCCCATATTAAGCACATCACCAACCTCATGCTTATCTTCGCCATCAGGATCAATAAGTACATCATAAACCTGTTGGCTAATGCCGATGGTTACATGCTTAGGGGTTAAGTCGTTTGCGTATAGAGCCCTTTGTAATAATAGTAGAGCATTAGTGAATTCCATCCTCTAGTTCCTCTCCATTTTTAAACACTTTTGTATGAGCCCACATAGAAGCCATACAGCCTACTCCGCCCCCTAGAGCAAGAGCAATAATATATTCCCAAGGCATGTTACCACTCACTGCTGCAACAGCTACTGCTCCAATGACATACACTTCTGCTATAGCCATAAGAAGTGATGTAGGCAGTACAGGCAGATAATGGACATGAGCTACATTGCGTTGTTGCCAAGCCTTGAGGAATATGAAAATAAAATTAGCTAAGAACAACGTTAGTGGGGTGTTCATTGCTGTACTCCTTAATCAGTTTAGGCATAGCACCCTTAGGGGGCCTGTCATCATTAAGTTTCCCTACAGATTCTCCATCAATTATCATAGCAATACAGGCTATAGCATGATCTAAGTGGTGAACACCTGAGTCCTCAGCATAGTCTTCTCCATCATACCAAGCAGTTACATGCCTCATGAAGGCCCCGTAGTAGACTGTTGAGCTAATCTTCTTTTCTCTCCAGTTGAAGGGGCCATACTTGGCTGCTCCGTCTGCAAAGGCTCGGCCTAGGGCTGCCATTGTGCTTGAAGGAACAAGATGCAGAGGGAGTTTAGATAGGCCAAAGGCTGTTTTGGGGTTATCGTCTGGGTAGGAATCTGATATGTCGTCTTCTAGGGCTAACTCCAGTTGCTCCTGTATGCTTGGTCTCTTTGATTGCTGAAAGTAATTCTCTACCTCTTGTGCCAAGTCATTCCATTCTTCCATTGTAAAACGCTTACCATCATGTCCTTTAGTTATCATTCTTTTCTCCATTCTTCGGGGAGCGATCCTTCACTAAACCACCTAAAGCCGTTCTTAGTAGCCCATTCAGCGTGTGAAAACTTTGTTCCGTCTTTACGACGCTTTGTAGCAGGCATCGGCGCATGTGGATCTGCAAAGAGAAATATGAGTTCTTCATTTGCTGCCAACGCTTCTTTAACCCAAATATATTTATTGTACTCTTGATAGTCCCAAAACCTTCCTTTAGCCTCAAGATAAATATGCTTGTCTTCTTCTTTATTATAAAGGACAAAGTCGGTGTGGTAAGTGTGTTCAACCACATAAGGAATAGGATCTGGGTCAGGAGTAGGCACATGAATCCAATTGTCATTTAGAATCTCCTTGTCTAGGTGTGCTTCAAATTTGCTATCGTAACCAGCAGGCACACCTTTCTCTGCTGGACGTTTCTTTCTTGGTTTACGCCATGCCATTCAGCATCTCCTCAACAGTAGCGTTGGGGTTCTTCTTTAATCTTTTGTAGAACCACCGAGGCATGAAAGCATTTATCCTTAAACTATTGTTAGCAAAGAACATAGTCTCGTCTGGTAGCAACGATTCAAAGTTATCTAGTGTAATTTTGGTGGGGTCTTCAGTGTCAGGGACAAGGCTCCATAGCCACGCTATTGTCATGAGCTTACTTTTGCGCCTTAACTTTTTAGCCTTTATGCCACGCATGGGTCTACCCCTACAATGTAGCATAAGGCCCCTATCAAAAACACAAACACTAAAGTAACTACCATTCTGATTTCATCGTGATTCACAGTATCTCCTCGACCCTAGGGGCCTTGATAACCTCTGTAAAATATTCAATCTTTCCTGAGTACTGAAACTTACGTAGCCCAGCACCATCATTTGCATCGGCCCTACATAATTCTTTGTGAGGGCAGAAGCCACATAGGCGATTGATCGTCATATTGCCTGCTTTGCCATTAGGTATATCAGGATAACAAAGTTCAGGCGGTGTGTCAAGTTCCTTAATACCTTTAGCCTCAGCTATTCTTGAGACTATGTTGGGCTTGTCAAGATCCTCGGGGATGTATAAACATATCTCTCCTGTTACTTTATCTATAACAAAGAACCCGCCTCCTCTTGTACCCTTAGCCTCTTCATAGCCTGCTAGTTGTGGAAGATACCCGAAGGCATCGTCTTCTGCTAGTTGACCGGTAGCGAACTTCTTAAAGGAAAAACTTGAGGCAGTCTTAACATCCACAACCTCACCGTCTATTACACTATCCATGTGGCCTTTAATGCCCTCTACATTGACCTCCTGTTGCTCACAGGTAACAGCATGCCCTGCTGCCTTGGCTAACATAAGCAGTATCTGCTCAAGGATATGCCCATACAGGAATTTTATCTGTAGGCTAGGGTGCTCATTAGATATGCCCTCCTCGTTGTCGTCATTGAGGTCATAGTAGAGCCGACGATTAGGCTTACCTATATTGGACATACGCAGCCCATCATGACGACTTCTTATTTGAGGGGTTGCCCAGTGCATAATGGCTTCACGTATATCCTCGACACATTTATCTATGTGTGGGCCTATGTCGCCTTCTACAGTCTCGCCGTTATTTAGTTTGTCCAATAACGCATATATATCTGGCACTAAAGTTTTTAATTCCAACATTTTAACCTCTCAAGTATCTTCCTAGCCTTATGAGGCTGGATTTTAAACCATTCACCTTTTCGCTTAGCATGCTTAGCCAACTCTGCGTGGGCTTCTTCTTCGGCACTAAGTTTATTATCAGTATCCATTGCCCATCTGAGTTTAAAATTTCTATGGGGTGAGGCAGTTTGAAAGGCAGCCAATCTGTCATTTGCGTCAAGAGCGCACCCCACCTTGACCCATCCTTTAAAGCTAGGGTTATAGATAATATAGACGTAGCCATATTTAGGCTTGTAGTACATGCCCCCCACTCGCTCAGAAAGCCTAGTAACCCTAAGTTGGCGCATACGTCCTCTGGCACTGTCACGATCACACTGTTTGCAGTATACACTACGAGCCCCCGGATGTCTTGAAGGGGTCAGCTTTTGAGTGCACCCGTTCACTTTGCATGTTGTTCTCATTCGCTTCTGCCTCTGTTATTATTATTATTTTTAGATCTCGCCAGTGAGTAGGTAAAGAACTACAGTAAGCACGACTTATTAGTTTATTTACTTTCTTACCGTGGTCAGCGATTCTGCTTATTACTTCCTCCAAAAGAGTCATAGTGCCCTCGATATGTGTTTGCGAGGGAAACATTCTAAGTAACCCCCATCTGTACAATTAATTATCTCAGCCTCCCATACAGTAGTTGCCATAGTCTGCTTCATTTTTTCATAGGGGCTGTCACGATCTAATTTGCCTTTATGGTCTCCGAAGAAATGTCTTGGGCCTCCTTTCTTGAAGCCCATGTCAAATCCTAGTAAGTATATTTGAGTGGCTCCTAATCTTTCCGCTAGTCTTATAGCTGCGAAGCCACTGTTGTCCCCTATCTCTATGTTAGCTGAGTCCTTGTCCAATAGGAGAGGGCAGTGTTCAAAGTGTAGGTTGCCGTTAAGGATGTCACTATAGAATCTTTCCCACCAATCATCGGCACTGCTATAGATTATGTTAGCCCAAGGCATAAGTAGATGGGCATCGTTTACTGCAATGCTTAGGCTTACTTTGTCCTTAGCATACTCTAAGTCCTCGATTTTTAGGCTAGGCCCACTCGCTGCTACTAACATTTTCATACTTTAACTCCTTAAAGTCCTCTCTATAATATTCATACATCTTATCATATACATCAGAGGGCAACTCAGCCATAAGCTCCTCCCAACCTTTATCCCTTTTAGACACATTGACCCTTGGTAATGTCGGTAGTTCTTTTTTGAAATGCCTAGATAGTTTATTGAAGTCTGCCTCAAACCTTTCAAACCTACCCACGAAGTCGGCGTTCTCTAAGCAGTTGAAGGTATTTGTCTGAGGCAAAGTGTAAGTAGTAACTGACCACCTCTCCCTCTCTATGTCGTTCTCATATAATACTTTATCACAGAACTGCTCAAATGTCAAGGGGTCACGAAAAATAGGTACACGTTCTTGGATAACTATACCATCTTCACCTATTTCCTGTACTCCATTGTTGAACATATAGAATGTCGAAACCAATCTATCAAATGGATGACGGACAAAAGCAAACTTAAATAGGTCATCCCATTCGGGCGGTATGAATCCTTTCTGTACCTCGGCCTTCCTAGCCCCCCAGAGTTTATGGATACTTTGAACTCCTGTCTTAGGTATATGAATCAGTACTGCTGCTGGGTTTTCTAAAAGTATGTTAGCCATAACCTTGTGTCTCCAACCAACTTGTAAAGGTATCTGTATCCCCTTCGTGCATAGTAGATACTGTGTGTTTCCATTTTCCTATGTAGGGCCAGTAGTCTACACGAGCATCCCCCTTTACAAGACTCCAGTGGTGCGACGTATGCCTAACCAATGTGTAACCCTTAGGGATGACCTCCATCATCCTAAGTGTAGGAGAAGCTATGGCCTCGCTTAATTTACGTTTCTTTCTAGCTTTACCTCTCCTTTTCCTTTCAGCGTACATATCTACATTTGATCCCATCAGTGTGTCTCCCTCCAACTAGCCCCTGAGGACACATCACCCTCAAGAGGACAGTTCATGTTATAGTATTCTCCTGCTAGTACCATAGCCTGCAGACCCAGCGCACTGTAGGCTTCAACATCCTTGTCAGCTACTTCAGATTGGAATTCGTCGTGAATATTTCCGACTAGCTTGAAGTCAAGTCCTGCGTTGGTCGCTAACTTATGTAGAATAACCAAGGCTCTTTTCATAACTACAGCACCTCCTCCTTGCAGTAGGGCATTAAGGGAAGAATAGGCTTTTCTTATTCTTATAAGTCGTCCATCGAGTCCCTTAATGTACCCTCGTGTAGCTGCCGACTGTACCTTATCAATCAAAGTACCTAGTTCCGGCAACCCTGCAAACAGATTCTCCTTCAATAAGCGTCCATCTCTTTTAGTTCCTCCTACAATCTTACCTGTCTTAGCATCCCCACTACCATAGAGGACAGCATAGTACAGAGTCTTGGCATCGTCACGACTATTTAGCTTTGCCATTTTTTGTATTAGGCTATGAGCATCAGTCCCCTTAGACTTATCACCTTCACAGGCAGTCTTCATAAAGTTAGGATCACCCATATAATGAGCAAGCATACGTAGCTCAAGCCCCTTGGCATCCATCCCAACCAATGTGTAACCCTTAGGGACTATAAATAACTCTCTACACTCAGGGCCATACAAAGAACGAGAGGAAGGTACTTGAGCTAGGTTAGGAGTACTGTGGCTCATTCGGCCTGTGATAGCTCCCATAGGATTCACATAGCCATAGATTCGCCCATCATCTCTAACGCTAGACAGCCAATTATCCAAGAAGGATCTTATCTTTGTGATAGTAAGATAGTGTAGAATCAAGGACACTTCAGGTATATCATCAACAGCGGATAAAGTATCCTCATCTACTTGAGGGTTTCCTCGTGGCTGCTTACGGCTCGGCTTACCCTTAGGAGTAAACACAGTAGGCTTCCAGCCAAAGTCCATTAGCCATATCCCTATCTGAGCACGAGAACCTAAGTTAAAGATTTGAGTGTAGTACCTAGTGAAGGGCTTCATGTCTTTAGACCTGAGAATCTTATTGTACTCGTCTTCTCTTAGTCCCTGCTTAGATAACTCACCGTCCTTTTTTAACTTAGGTGTCACGACCTTTAGGGGGAATTTCTTAGGCTTGAAAGTCTCCCTAACCTTATCTTCTGTTTTACCAACATCATCATTGACCTTAGCCCACAGAAGCTCAGCCTTCTTGGTATCAAAGGCCCAACCATTCTTCATTTGCTCATTAATAATATGGGCTACATCATGCTCTAACTTTTTGCTATCATCACTAAAGTGTCTACCAGTATTTTCTAGTTGCCTAAAGACTTTGAAGTTCAGTTGAACATCTGAAGTACAGCGGTACTGCATAGCCTTACTGTACTTAGACCAATCTTCATGCTCAATCTTAGGGTACTTTAACCTGTAGCCCCATGCTTGTAAACTATGTCCTCCTTCTTGCTTTGGGTTAATGAGTCTGGATAGCACTAAGGTATCCACAATTCCTTTGTCATACAAATCTACATCGTATAGACTCTTAAGAAAGGGTAGGTCATACCCTAATATGTGGTGGCCTATAAGAACATCAGCACTCTCTAAAAGCTTGAACGCCTCGTCTAGTTCCTTGGGGCCATACTCTGTCATAGTACGAGTATCAACATCAAAGATACTAGCGCACCAAAAACAAGTAGGCTTTAAGCCGTCACCTTCTAGGTCGAATAGT